TTTGGTTTGTCTGTACACAGAGCGCTTGAACTCTGGCAAAAGACATCCAAAGACGACGACAAAGCGATAAACGAGTTTGTACAGGGATTTGCACCGTTTGAGGAACAACCCAAAATAAGCCCAAAGACAGGAAAAGAACTCGGCGCGACATACACGGTGTTATACGGTTGTTCTATTTTAACTGAGTATTTCAGACGCTACAGAGACGATGAACGAGAGGTGGTGGAATTAGAATCACCGCTTGCAGAAGAAGTTGCCGAGGGTGTGTTTATCGCTGGTAAGGTAGACAAGATTGTAAGAGGTCCAAAAAACCTGATCTTTGCTGATTACAAGACAACCAAATACATGAACCAGTTTTTACTCAATCCAAATCCACAGTTTATGACATACAAGTTTTTGAGTGAAAAGCTAACTGGAAAGCCAGTGTCTGGGGAGTTGGATATAATCGGGGTCTCTAAGTCAAAGAGCCTGGACGAATTACTGAGACGAGAACCGTTTGATTATACGAGCCACCAAATGTCTGAATGGCGCAAGAGTTTGCTTGGGTTGGTTAGTATGATAGAAAAATCCAAACAAGAAAACTTCTGGCCTCAGACTTGGCGCTGTCAGCCGTTTTTTAGGGATTGTGACTTTATGCCTTTGTGTACCATGCCCAATGCAGAAGGTCATGATAGGTTGGTGGAGAGTGTGTATAAGGTTGAATACTGGGACCCGTTTAAGGAGACGGATTAAACAAAAGGAGACTGATCAGATGATAATGTGCAGTTATTGTAGAAAGATCATAGTGGGATGAACTTGGTAAATGGACAGAACAGACAAAAGGAGGTCAGTTGAATAAGCAGTTAGAAAGGCGTGTTGGTATAAAAACAAACATGAAAAGCGTTCATTTAGTGAACAGAAAGGAGACTTATGGACGGAAATAACAGAATCAAACCAATAAAGATGCAGTTTGATATTGGTAAGTGGACAGAACCCAAAGTTTATGCGAAACTTGTAATAAACCACGGAACTCTGCAACTTGAGTTAACGGATCATAAAGGTGAATCTAACATAATTTTAGGAATTAGTCCAGATGGTAGAATGAGTAGATACGCGTTGAGTCCACATTGGGCCGAAAGTGTGGGCATACAAATAGACGAAAATACCAGAATCGTAAAGAAAGGAGACTAACATATGAAGCACAAGAAAGCCAAACTAAACCCAAACCGCTTTAACCCGCCTAATCCTCCGGTTGGGTTTGTAACAGACTCGGGCAAATGGTTTGATGTTGAGTTGGTTAAGGCAAACATAAAAACATACCACCTACGATTGCAAGGACCAAACAAGGTTATTAAGGTCAGACGAAATTCGCCCAAATTGCGGTATAAGAAAGGAGACTAAAATGAGACAAATAGGCCAACAGACCAGACGGTCCTATGGGCGCAAGGTAGCTGCACTACGCTACTTGCCGTCTGGATTGATGTTGCAGCTTGAAGCTCCGTATGACAGGCCGTTCACAGACACACTCAAAAAATCCATACAGACCAAAAAACGTATTTGGGATGGAAATGACAAGTGTTGGTACATAGCAAAAGGCCAGTTTGATAGGGTGTGTCATTTGTTGGATCAATACTATGACGAGACCATTTTACTTGACTTTCCTGCACAAGAAGTATCAGACTCCTCGTGGGCTAAACTCTATCTTCTTCCTGGTGCTCCATTGGAAGTTGTGAGGTCAGTCTACAAAGCCTTAGCCCAAATACACCATCCAGACCGTGGTGGTGATGTACAGACCATGCAGGTGATTAACATAGCCTACAAAAACATCTTAGGCGAGTTGAAAAACGGAGACTAAGTAAGAAACCAAGGAAAGGAGACAATAATGACCGATCTAACAAACTATACAGGCAAAACGCTCGAAAGACAAACCTTGGATTTGAAGTCCAAACCAAAACTCACCTTACAATCTTTGCGTCCTAAGTCTGTGCTCACCAAAACCGTTATTCTAGCCGACATATCCGGTTCGATGAGTGGACATAAAATGAACTGCCTGAAAGACGCTCTGCACAAAGTTTGGTCTCCACACATAGAAGGCATTGCATTTGAGTCCCGTTTGTGGAGTTTTGGCAAGCAAGACATTAATCGACTACAAGCTCAAGGCACAACGCACATGAAAGAAGCACTAATCGAGGCTTGGTCAACCAATCCGGGACACATAGTCTTGCTGACAGACGGCTATGCTAACGGAGGTTCAAGTGAAGTATTGGATGAAGTACGTCACCATCCAACTCCGCCGATAGACACAGTTGGTATAGGCGGACACGGAGATTATGACCGCCAAATGCTCGAACAAATCGCCCTACTAACCAACGGACGATTCATGGACGTAGCAGAACCGTTGAAACTAACCGAGACACTGGAAGAATTGTTGCAGCTCGAATCCGGTAAATTAGACAACCACGCAATCGAGTCAATTCAGTTATGAACCTAACACGTGAACAGCTACAAGACAAACTACGCTTGTTGGTAAAACAACCCTGGCTCACGGAAGGCGATTTGATGAGTCTGTACACCATCTTAATTGCCCTTCCGTTGAGCGGCGGGACAGTAGGTCTTTTGTTAGCCAGTTTGGCAGACGATATAGATATAGAGTTGAAAACCAGATTCACAGAGGAGAAATAAAATGGGAGAACAGGATACAGACAAAGACACAAACAAAACCAACCAAGAAACCACTATTGCAAAGGTGACTCAGCATCCTGACGGGACCAGAGAGACAATTATACAGTCTGGATTCTATGGTGCAAAAATCATCGTAACTGAAGACCTAAACTACAACATAACCGCACGCTATTTATAGGAGGACGCACAAATGGCACAGATCCAACTTCCAGATCCAGTCCCGTTGCATATGTTCGAACCAAAATCGTATACTGTCTTAGCATACGGTCGCAACGGCACTGGCAAGACAGAGTTCGCAGCCACGTGGCCCAAGCCGATACTTTATATAGACACAGACCAGGGAATAACCACAGTTCTGGCGTCTCCACGGATCAAAAACAAAGACCAAATTTCAGTAGTCCCCATCGCAGACTATCCAACCGGAGTCAAGACAACCCAACCGCTCGGGTTTTTGACAGTCAAACAAGTAATCGACGACATAGCAAAGACCGGAAAATACGGAAACTGCCAACCCGCAACGGTTGTGTTGGACACCCTAACCACAGCAGCGAGTTTCTGTATGTCTTATGTATTGTACATAAATCGCCATGTTGGACAGCAACCTACATTACCAGACTGGGGAAGACAGATACGTGAACTAGTCGCGTTGATACAAACTGGTGTGGGTCTGGATTGTAACTTCATCACCTTGGCCCACGAACAATTCATGCGTGACGAATTGAGTGGTCGCATCTGGTGTGTGCCGTTGATTACCGGAAAATTAGCTATGGAAATAGGGTTGTATTTCGATGAACTCTACCATGCTAACGTACAAGAACGTGCGGGCAAACATGAGTACATGCTCGACACAAAAGCCACTGGACTGATTACTGCAAAGTCCAGACTTGATTTGGCAAGTCCGATCAAGGCACATTTCGACGAGGTTAAAAAGGCTATGGATAGATTAAAAACCACAAAAGGAGGTGAGCAGATGAGTGGTAGCCAAACCGTCAACCCAAAACCATAAATGGAGGACTTGAAAATGCCTGTTATTGACTTAGGAGTAGACTTTACAGATGTAGAAGACTTGGATGTATTCGAACCGTTACCAAACGCAACCTATGATTTTATCGTGAAATCCGTCGAAGAAAAGACAGCTGCATCAGGCAGACCTATGCTGAAGTGGATCTTTGTTGTCAACCACGAAGGCAAGGATTATCAGTTGTTCTACAACACTGTCCTGCCGTGGTATCACGATGGCGAGTTGGACATGGGTGGAGTAGGTATGCTCGTGGGCACAACAAAAGCCCTTGGCAAACCCTGGACTGGACAGCAATTGGTGACCGAAGACTACATCGGACTGTCCGGTGCGGCAGAGGTTTATCAGAAGCCCAAACAGATCAAACAGGTTGATGGTTCGTACGCCGATGATCCGAGTGGGGCTGCTGTGAATGACATCAGGAAGTTTGTCTATTAGACGGTACATCATTCAACCCACTAACCTAACCTTGTAACCAAACCGTTAACCTTTAAATTCCGTAAGGAGGAAGTTATTATGGCAGTAGAAAAAGTAGAAATTAAGTCCAAAGGCCAGTCGTTAGGTGAGTTCGATTACGAATACCCTGAAACCTTGGAAGACGGCATTGATCTTGACGGCGAAGAGAAGGTGTTCAAACTCTACGCCTCACAGAGAAAGATCCGTTGGGTCGATTCCAAGCGGCGTGAACTGACCGGCGGCGGTCTGCCTAAGGCAGTAGTGGATGCCCTCAAATCTGCTGATCCTGAAGTGCTGAAGACCATTGCAGAGAGTTTGGGTGTTGAGTTGGCGTAAACGTGACGAGATCGTGCATCAGTGGGTGGGACGCACCGC